TTAGAACGAGGAAGACTACTTACATTGATAAGTGCTACACGCATAGCAATACTGCTTATGAATCGTTCCATACCACTACACATTTCTAATGGCCAATGACGATCCTCGTAAGTTATCTTTGAGTAAATGTGTTTTCCATCCATTTCAAGATTCATACCAAAATCAACAATTTGAGAAAGTATATTATTAACTTCACTTTCAATACTAGGAATAGTTTTAGAAATTAACTCGTATGAAATGCCATCACGTTTAACAGCATCAAGATAAAGTTCATATCCTCTTTTCTTTCTTTCATATCCCTTTGCTTCTTCTATTGATGCAAGCACATCTTCGTGTTCTTTTTCAACAATTTTAACTTCACCGAAAAGAGTTTGAAGTTTTTCAGTTTCTTTATTTGCGATTACATTTACACCCGTAAGATTATTTTGCAAAGCATCTACTTCAATTTGTAATGATTTATTAAATTCAATAATATCTTTACATTCATAATATTCTTTTATACTCTTTTCATTTAAAACTATATCTTTATCAAGTGCATCTATCATACTAGATAATGCTAAAATCTTTGAATCAGTTTGATTTATTTCATAAGTAAGTTGAGTTATTTCTGATTTTAAATTGTTAAACAACTCATATTCAGATTCAACATTTTTATGTATATCTAATTTCTGTTGTAAATTATTTTTTTGCTTTACTAATTCATCTGCGTCTGCTTTATCTGAATCAAGTTCTTTTTTAGTTTTTTCTGCACTTTCAATTAAATTTTTTGAATTGTTAACACAATATTTACAATTAGGATCATAATCGTGATTATCATAGTGCTTTAATTTATCAAGTTTTGCATTAACCGATGTTCTTAATACAGCAAGATCTTTATCTACTAAATTTATATTTTCACGAATTTGCAGAACTTCTACATATGTTTTATCCACACCTTCAAGTTCATTCATCTTTTTAAATTTTATAGATTTTTCCGTTGATAACTTTTTTTTCTTATCAGACTCGGATGAACGATTTTCCTTTGCAACTTCAATTCGTTCTTTTAAATTCTTTTTATTAAATTCTAGTTTATCGATGTCAACAGATGATTCATCAAAAGAACAATTTTTGAATTGTGAGTTTTTATCGGCAAGTTCTTTATTAAGTTTTTTTTGTTTTAGCAAAGCAACATTAGTTTTACTATCCTGTTCATTATATTGATTTTTAATATTTTCTAGTTTTTCACCTACTTCATTTAAAGTTTCATCAAAATCTTCACGATTAAATCTTTTAAGAAGTGCATTTATTTCTTTTATATCTTCTGATGCCGTTGAGTGAAGTTGATCAAACATATCAATCCCCATAAATTGAGCAAGCAAATCTTTTCGTTCACTTTGACTTTTATCAATAAAAATTGCATTATTATTTTGCAAACTTAGTGTTGTTAAAACAAAGTCATCGTAAGAACCAACATGATCACGAATAATAGCATTTGTTCCGGCTCTTTGTTCTCCGTTTAAGGATATTGTTTGTCCTTCATCATCGTGCTTCCAAAAATCTACTGCTACTGTTACATCTCCATTTTTTTTCGTATTTGCAGTTCTTTCTATGAAATAATTTACACCTGAGATTTCAAAATTTAGTTTACAATAAAACGAGTCTGTTTGTGTATTGAGAACATGGGCAGCTTTGAATGCACGATCACATTTGTCAAACAAACAAAAACTCAATGCACTCATTACACTACTTTTACCACTTGCATTTGAAGCAAACAAACCCATTACACTTTTCATATTTGAAAAATCTATTACATTTCCTTCTCCGTAACTGAACATATTGCCGAATTCAAACTTCTTTGGTTTCCAAATACAATTTCTTAAAACTTCTTTTACTACTAACTTTTCATTTATTTCTTTGTTAATATCAAGAGCAGTTTTTATTTGTTCGTCATCTACTACAAAGTTTCTACGAAGATAATCTTCTATTAATTCATTTTGAACTTGAACTGTAGTAATATCTCCAAAATCAAATTTATTATCACGATCATACTTTTTTGCTTCTGAAATAGCATCACATCTTGTTACATTTAAATCACTAATATTAGTTTGTTTTCTGATTTCGGCAATTATTTCTTTAGTTTCAGTTGCCGTTGTATTGTAAACTTTTACTCGCAATCTTGCTTTTTTGGGCAATGCACTTAGATCACTAACACATTTTCCATCCTGTACTACAATTGTGTAGTATCCATAATCGTTATGAACTTCGTGGTGAGTGTGACTTTGTTTATTTAAATCCCATAAAACATAACCATGACCAATTGGTTTTTCACCGTGATTTTGTTGTATCATACTTCCAGAATAAACTACAACTGGTTTATTCTTATTGTGTCGTTTTACTTTTATATATGTTTCTTTATCTTCCATTTGTAACAATTTTTAAAATTTCAGCACCCACGTCGGCATCACTTAAAAAGGGACTCAGATGAACATGATCTTGATTAGGAAAATACATATTAGGTCCTAAAAATGGAATTCTACTTTCGAGATTACTTAAATCACCTCCATTTTGTTGCCAAACCACTCCTTTAGGACCAAACATCTGATGAATATAGTCAGTTGTAATTATAGTTTTTATTCCAAGTGCCGATGCCATATTTGTGAGACATCCCTCAGAACCAATTACAAAATCACAATTTTTTATTAAACTTGCAGTAAATGTAAACTTACTTGTTGAATTGATAGTAGGATATCTTTTAGAAATTGTATCTTCAAGACCCAAAGCAAATAAAATTACTCTTGGGTGATGTTCCATGCAATTAATTATATCAAAGGTATTTCTTGTTTTTTGACCATAACCAAAACCAGTTTCTCCTCCAATAGCATTATTGTATTCGTCTTCAGTAAATAAAAAACTTTTTTTGTGCCAATCCATTTGGTATCCAACTTTTATTATATCAGATTTCCAATCTCCAATATTTTTCAATTCAGACATACTTTTTTCAATAGAATAATCAAGAACTTGGTTAGTAAAAATTTCAAAGGTATCGTCGAAGTTTTTAATTTCGCACATTTTTTGAAATTGAGAAGTTATTGATTCATACGGATTTAGTGTGAAATTTTCAGGAATTAAATTATATATAATGTCATAGTTTTTTTCACTATCCATAAAAAAAACTTTATCTATATAAGGATTACAATCTAATAGTTCAAGTGGTTGTAAATAATTTATATCAAAATGAATTTCACATATTTTGTTTTGCTTTATTTTTTTAGCAACACTACTTGCAAGAAGAATGTCACCAATGTGAATGTTTCTACACTTTACAAGTATTTTATTCATCAATCACACTCCAACCATCAAGTTTGTATTTATCTATATTGCTTTCTGCTATAAATTTATGCTCAGTTTGATATTCTTGTAAAACTTGATATTTGTGTATATCACCAAGCATAACAATATCATATCCATCAAACATACTTAAATCAATATCACCACCCATAACAACATAACCAACATCAGTACGACTTCGTTTTACTGCTCCGTGATAAACTGCTATTTTTGTTTTTATAGAAGTGTCATTGATGTCAAGACCACGAACATAATTACTAGAATCATCCAATATACTAAATACACTTACTACAACATCTCCTATTTTATATAATCCACTGTTTTTAAGATAAAACAAATTTTCATCATCCATCATATCCATTATAGGTGACAATACGTCAAGACGATCAGGATTGTTTAAATTACAATCGTGATTTCCTGCAATTACAAGTGTAGGGTGTAACTTAGAACACTCACGAAGAAACGATGAAATTTGATGAATAAGTTCAGGACTCATTTCTGTTTTTGCATGAGCAATATCACCACCTATAAAAATAATAGCATTATCATAATTATCTTCTTTAACTTGATTATAGAAGTTTTCAAAAACCTGAGAATATTCTGTGTGACGTTTTACATTTCGGATATGAATATCTGCGAGATGATATACTTTTTCAACATTTCTTAAATCTGATTTTAACTCATGCATAACTTTTGTTTCATTAACTCACCAAAATCAAGTAGTTTGGTATTTTTTATTTTAGTAATAACTCGTTGGAATCCTAAATCAGAAGCATCTTCATTTTCCATTCTGACTAATCTCACTTTAATATTTTCTTTCATAAGTGACTCTGACATACTCATAGCATTTTTATATGCGTCATTGTCCAATACAATTGTAATTTCTTTTACATCATGCTCTATGAGTTTCAATTTTAACTTGTTTGGAATATTTTTACCAAGCAAAGCAATAGCATTTCTTCTTATTGCCATAGCATCAAATACACCTTCGCAAAAAATAATTGGTTCTTCGTAGTTTATTTGATTTTCAAAAACAACTACATCTTTACTAACTGGTGGATTTTTATATTTAAGATACGCAGATCCTGTGTAGTCTCTTGCAAGAAAGTAATTTAGTTTATTATCACAATCATATGATGGAACGATGATACGACCACCATAATCTCCATCTGAACAATATCCTATATCGTATCGTTCAATATCGTATGATTGTATATTTCTTTTTTTTAAATAATTTAATGCTTTTGTGTAATCCAATTCACTTCGGTATTCACTTAATTTTTTATATTCATAAGGTAAAGAAATAAATTGTTTTTCGGTATCTTCGGTTTTAGTATTCTTGGGTAATTTTACTATTTTTGATAATTCGGTAAAATAGTTACTTGGAACTTGCAATCGTTTAAACAATGCGTATATACTTCGTCCTTTTGCATTGGTATCAATCCAACTCTGCCATCTTTGTGTAACAAGATTTACTGCCAACTTGGGTTTTCTATGGTGAGAAAATGGACATATAAACATAACCTCGTCTTTAGAGACGATTTTACCTGCTCCTAATATCTTTTGCAGAAGATTTAGAAGTTTTTGTTCGGAAATACCCACTATTTTAAAGAATACCAATAATAAAGAGATGCCACGATTGCGTCTAACATATCGTAGTTTCTTTTATCATAATTTTTTCTGCTATTATATACAATAAATTTAGATAAATCAATCTTATTTTCAAGTTGTTCACGTACAAAAGTTTTACTATCTACTCCCTTTTCACGACTTTTACCAAGAACCGATTTTCTTAAGGTTGAAACATTAATGTGATTTATTTCAACTCCGTATAATGCTTCTATTACATAACTTACTACTGCATTACACTTTGCAAGTTTTATAATTGTTTGCTGACTCGTTCTTCCACCACCATATCCACTGAGAGTATCTTCTACTATTATTATATCGGGACCAAAATCAATTTTGTCTATAATCTCAGCAAAATGATGTGCTTTTTGTGTTATATCAGATTTTTTGCTGATATCAACAAAACCAGCTGACAATATTTTAGTCTTAGAACTTGAAAAGCAATACCCAATTGTGGTAGAACTAATATCAAGTCCTAAACATACATTTATTTTTTGCATACAGAATTATATGCAAATAAATCTAAAAAATCAAGGAATTATTTTTTATATACGTTTTGACCACTGTTCGCACGGAAGTCACCCTTTTGTCCATTACGTTGACCAGAAGAGTTTCTGTTTCCACGTGAGTCGGTAAATGCAATTGTTTCTCCGTAACGACTTGTATCCATGTTCAAACGATAAAAACTTGCATCCGCCGCACTTGCAGGATCACCAGAACCATAATCAGAATTGTCAATTCCATAACTCATTGTTTTACCACACATAAAACCACGATTGTTTGGTTTTCCTGTTCCACCTTTTAGATTTGCATTAGCAGCCGCAGCCGAACGTGCTTGATCTGTAAACGCATTAGTTCCGTTTCCAGCACCACGACCATATCCACCCAATTTTGAATCCTGTCCAAAGAAACTTACACCAGGACGATTATATTTTTTTAAGTCGGTTTCAGGAATACCAGGAGATCCTGCTAAATTACCAAGTGCTGGTGCAGCCTGACGATATAATGTACTATTAGTATCAAGACGTCCAAGAAGTCCTCCTGATCCTGCTCCTCCGAATGCAGAACCCATTGAAGGACGGGTTTTTCCATTTTTAAATTCTACTGCTGGTGTTGGTGTATATTTTTTTACTGTTGCCATAATAAGTTTCCTAAAGTTTAGTGTTTTCTATAAATATTACTTAAAATTCCTAAGAATCATATTTTATTAAAAAATTAATGGGATAGTTTGGTATTATTTTAACGGGTCTTCCTAATTTTGCTACCATTGCAAGTTCAGCACCTTGATATAATCCAATTGTAGTTGCGTATGGTGCTAAATAACTACCTTTTCTATCTTTTGCAGTATTTTCACGAAAATCAAGAAAATCTTGTTTTATTTTTCTTCCATAGTTCTTACCTGTTTTTTCATCAAGATATTTTATTATTTCAAATGAAGTAGAACGTGTTGCATTTGAATTTTCATCTATTAAGTTTTTTGTTAACTCGTTTCCACGTCTTCCCACAAAGTATCTAGCAAGTAAATGTGCATCAGTTGAACTGACAATACCATCCCCATCAATATCTAATCCGTCTGAACCAAGTTGTTTTAGGTTGTCTAAATTACCTATTATTTTTTGATATTCACTTTCTTTGATATCGAAATTAGAATTTGTGGAAAATAATGAACTTATTAACAAAACATCTTCTGATTCGGTCATAATAATGTCATCATTCGGATTGTTTGTATTTTGACCCTCTTGTAGTTTTATTGCACCAGGAACATCTCCACCTGATGGAATTTTAAGTTTCTGACCCACATATAAACTTAAATCACTTCTTAAATTATTTTCTTTTCTAAGTACATCGGTAGTTACACCTGTTACAAGTGATATATGAACCATAGACTCTACTCTTTTTACTATATGTCTTATTTTATTTCTTATCAAAACTAACATTCCAACTTTAAATGTTCTTTCTGTGACTTTATTTCCAGATGAGTCTTTTATGTCTGAAATATCTACTTCGTATTGTCTTGCTATCGTTTGTAGTGTTTCTTTTCCTACCGTATATTCATCTTCACTTGCATCTTTTTGTGTAGGATCAACAAGAGAACCCATTATATATTTATAAATGTTAGCAACATCTCTTATATCAAACAAAGAGTCCTCGTTTACATCAAATGCTATTTTTTCGTAACTAATTGATGTTGGATTCGTACTAACATTAAATTCATATGGTTCAACCCTACATAAAATCTCATTTTCATAGATAGTATGCGATCCCTCAAACTCTAACTCAAATCCACGTTCACCTGTACCTGAAAATAACTCATCAAATTGCTCAAATACATTAGAAATAACTGCTATTCCATTTTTGTAAAATACATTTCCTACATATGTTCTTTTATTGTCACGAATAGCAGTTGATTCATATGCAATTACTTTTCCTCCAATATTATAATTTAAATAGTCTAATTCATTTATAGAGAAGTTTCCAAAACTTGTTGCAACGGTTCCTACATCACTAAATAAGTAGATTTCATCTTCTTGCATAGTATATAATCCAGATACAGGAAACTTTCCCTCAACAGGACAACCAGAGAACATAAAATTTGAACTTAAAGCAACTGATGTTCCTGATTGTTTTCTTATGCTATAACTATTCTTATAACTTTTAATAGAGTTTCTAATTACAGGATTATCGTTTATTATAGAATAATAATAAACCGAACCTTCCACAGAATTTCTTTTTGCGTAATAAGCAAAATCAATTTCATTTATGCTATTTTCCGAATCAATCAACGATTCTAAATTGTTTTGATCAAGACTTATATAGAATTCAACAAAAATCATATCGTTTTCATAAATAACATTTGTTTTGTCACGGAATATTCCTTTATTTAGAAATCCAATTTCACGAATATATCCACTTGCGTTTTTATCAATAAAATCTGCATATATTTCAAAATCTTTTAAGTAATCAAGTTCAAGAATTAAATTTGTAATGTTGATTTTCAGTTTACAATCAATTGGATTTCCTCCCAATAATTCGTAAGTAAAATCGGTTTTTAAAATTGTATTTGAAATATAAAAGTCTGAATCAGATCCATCTGATCCTTGTGTATAATCAGATACACTTACGTTTTGTAAATCACTGTTTATTTCTATGCTACTTGTTTCGGTACACGGTGAACCAACTATAAAATTGTCACCTAGAATAGATACATCACTTCCAAATCTAGTGGAAAATAACAATTCGTCTGTTTCTTCTCCATAAATTTTTTCATTAAAAGTTAATCTTCCATTCTCGATTTTAAAAACATATGCCGATCCAGCCGTAATTTTTATTGGGTCGTTTCTTTGATTAAACTCACGATCATTTGGATCACCTATAATGCAATATGATTCATTTGCGTCTAAACTAAACATAAAATTGTTTTGTATATCAAAATTATATTCGTATATAGTTTTAACAATAGCATCACGACTCTGTGTATTATATAAATCGGGACCGATTGAAATTGTTACGACTGATTCATTTCCATGTAACATTCCAAATTTTTCGAGTCCTAAATAGATTTTGTTTACACCACTTGAAAATTCAGAAAATGGTAATAAAACATTATATGTACTACCACCGAAAACTTTTATAGATTCTACAAATGTACCTCCGTGTGTTACTACATTATCTATGTTTTTGTTAAGTGGTTGATTTAATCTATACACAAAACCATCGGAAATATCAGACTCATCAAGTAAAAGATTAGTTATTGTAATAGAAACTAATTCTTCTTCATAATCTACATCAAAGGTTGTATCAAAATAAGATGACTCTCTTGTAGGTTCTAAGTTATATTGGAATATACCAAGACTACTTATCGTTTGTTCATGAGTATAAGTAAATTCAGTATCATCACTAGCATCCCACGTAAACACGGCACACATCTTATTTTCACGTGAACCTATAAAAATATTGGTATCTGTTATTTTTACTATTTCTCCAAATCTTTTAAATGATTTTAATTCATCGTTTTTTAATGTAATGACCGAAACTAAATCATATGTTGGGTCTCCAATGGCAAACTCAGGTGTTCCCTCGTACTCTCCCTTCGTTGATATGTTCTTATCATCAAAAGTTACGACATCTAGAATTGAGTTATCAATATATGAAATTGGTTCGTCTCTTTCTGATATAACATTTTCTATTTTCCAACGAGTTACATTTCTATTTATTCTATTTACTTCTTCGGTTTCGGTTGGATATGTTCCTTTGTGCTTACCCGTTGTTTCATCGTATTCATATTCATCGTAAACATTGGACACACGAATCCAAGGGTGGTTTTCTGTTCTTTTTGTTTTCTTGAACACATAAACAGAACCATTATTATTATCATGTCCAGGTGATCCAACCAATAAATAATCACGATGTAAAGAACTTGCGAAACCAAATTCTGATCCGGGTTCACCTTCAAGTATATTTATAAGTCCCCAGTTGTCTATACCCCCTTTATCTTTGTTGTAAACAAAAACATGACCATGTGCGTGGATTTCGTTTGATCCTCTGATATGTGATTGTGGAGAGCCGACTACGCAATCAAGTCGTGTAATATCAACAGAACTTCCAAACATATCATTTATAGTATAGTTATCATGAACAAGAAGATTTCCAAGTTGGTCAGTAAGTATATCATTTCCATCACTACTAATTTCTTGTGAGATTCCGTTTTGGGTAAACGGACAATACAACTCTTTTAATACTGAAAATCCACCACTCTCGGTAGAACCTGATTGATTATGTAAAAGTATTTCTGCTTTTCCTGTTTTTATATCAGAGGGTGCATCCTCTGATACTGGACAACCAACCAATAAATATTTTTCATAAGCAGATATATTTTTTCCAAAACTTAAATTATTAAAATCAAATGTATTTCCGTCACCAATCTCTCTTGAGATTTCACGTGAGTTTGAAGATATACCCACAGAATCACTTGAACTTAAAGAAGAATCACTTATAACTAAATTGGTTGCACCATCGTCAATAATTTTAACAGAACCAAGATCGGAACTTTTATCTTTTATAGTAAACGAATTTGGTGATACTTTATCTCCCATTTTATTTTTTGAAAAATCTAAAACCCATGCCGAGTCACCAAGTTTTCTTATTTCTTGTTTTAAGTTTTCACGTGAGTTTATTGCGTCCAAGTGACTTACATCACTTCCATACACACCAGTTTCAGAACCAAATATCATCAGTGGGTTTATTATATCATTCTCTCCCTCAGGAGTTCCGTAGTTATTATAAAACAAATGACTTATAGATTTATGAATGGTTCTACAATATGTTCCGTCCTTATTTAAAAGTTCTTCGTCTTCATTGAAGTGTGGATGTCCACGTGGAAAAAAAGTACCTTCGGTTTTTTTTGCGAATCTAATTGTGACGGCTGGATCAGACTCAGATTGTTCAAGTGAAATAATATTATTTATGTCAGAAAACAATGGTATCTTTGTTCCACCATCTACTTCTTGTTCAAGAATAAGTTCGTTCGTAGACTCTAATGATGAATATTTCCACTTTCGTTTGGCACGAAATTTCCTAACATTCTTATCAGAAAGTTTTATATTCTTTATCATAAATATAAGTATATATATTTACAACAAATTGTTAGAAATCTAATTTAACTTTTATTAATGTTTCTGAGTCAAAACTCTTTAATATAGGAGTACTTAGTTTTGCTACGGCAACCAATTCATTATTTTCAGTATATAACCCAATTGTTGTAATGTATGTGCGTGGGTCGGATATAAAGTCTTCATGCCTTACACGACCATACCAATAATCTTTAGAAATTCCAGTTTCTACATTTTTTTGCTTTGCTTCATCACTTTGATAAACATAAGTTGGGTTATTGCTATAATTAAAGTCGGTGTTTTTTACACGAATAAAATAATGCTTTGATGGAATGTTTTCGGTGCTTCTGCATTTTATATTTTCACCGTCTTTCAAAGCATAAAATAATTTTAAGAAATTTTGATGATTTCTATCTGTTCCATATCTGAAATTACTATCCGCACCTTCAACATTCTCAATGCCACCACACCAAGCAAAAAATGTACCTGCATTTTTATCATTATCCTGTGTTGAATATTCTGGAATTGCATTTAATTCCGATCTAAAAAAGTTTCCAGAGTCGGATGCAATTGCATATGGATTTAAAATCACTATTCCGAGGTCTGGATAAAACAAACCAAAACCCTCACCGTCTCCAGTTAATCCACCTCCATCGGAATAATAGTCTTCGGTTTGTGGTGCAATGTCGGTAAGTGATCCTTTGATAATATTAAAAACCTTTCCAATTCTTGATCTTCCTGCTTCTATCTGAGTATCTGTCTGATATCTACTATCATCTCTAAATGTTTGCTCATATATAAATTCTCTGAGTTCGTTTGTTGATGGGTCGACATATTTGTGTTTTAATTTCAAAGTGAATTCTAAATTACCTTCATCTAATTTTTCTTTAATTCTACTTGAAGCAAAATTGATTATGTAAATTGACTCACGATCCGCAACCTCGTCACCAATTTTAGGAAACGTAAAAAAAGAGTCTCCTGGTCCTAATAATATATTTTTATATTGATTATAAATTGCCTTTGTTACAGACGCAGACTTTTCACCGACACGTGAACCATACCCGTTTTTGTCACCATAAGAAACTGTAAATTGAACTTCTGCGTTTGGTTCGGTTGGTGGAAGATTATATACATTTGCATAGTAATCTCCAGACTTCACACTTGTCCAATTGTCCGTGTGATATAAATTCGTTTCTGATACATTAATATTTTCTGAGTAATTTTCGTTGTATGCAATTGCATCGTTTGTAGATATGAAACTTGGTTTTACAATATCAAGTTGACCGTCACCATCGTTATCTAAATTTTGTACAATATAAGACAATGGACTATCAAGTTCACCACCGTCTGAGTTGTCAATAAACATATCGGTTAATTGAAACTCTTCATTTGAAAATGCACCTGAAGAAATCTTTAGAGTTCTTCCTGTGACTTTATCACTTTCTTCAAGTTGTTTGTAAATCATATTAGTAGTTAATTGCGTTTATTAGTTCACTCTCGGATTGTGCTTCAGTAAACACTCTGACAGGTATTGTAATAGAACCACCCGTTTCATTACCAATTATTGTTAGAGTCGTAACAACACTTTTTGTCAAAGAAGCATTTGGACGAAAAGTAAATTGCAATCCAACCGATGTTGTTGATTGTTCACTTGAAGTATCACCAATAAACAAGGATGTGGTTTGTGATACAGACGCATCTACACCAGAACCTTCTAATGTTCCGGCATCACTATTTGATAATACCGCAGTATATCCAAGTGTAGTATTGTAAACAGGATCTGTTGTGGGTGTAATTGACACAAACCCTTGATAATCTGTATCAAGAGTAATACTTTGTTGTCCGAGTTTAATTTTAGGGACCATTTGTGTTCCTGACGGAAGAGTTACCAATTTGTATTTAAGTGCTTGTGTTTCGTCTGTAAGAGGTTCAAATACAGGCATAGTCCTAAGAGCTGCGTCATAATATTGCGATCCCTCAGGGTGGTTTGTGTCGTAAAGTGTATAATCAATTTCATCATCGGCAAGTGCAAAACTTGTAATATTTAGTCCGTTTTCTGATGCTAATAGTTCTCTTCCTCGTTTTGTGAGGACTGCTTCAACAGTAATTGTTTCGTTATTTAAGTATCCCATGATTAATATATATATTTTATAGTATAAATATTTATATACAATATTTTTATGTTGTTATTATTCTTCCTTTTATTTTTCTAAATTTTCCACTAGCAACTTTTCTTATTCCGTCGTTACTTCCACCACTTACAACAAATTTTTGTTCTTCTTGTTGTTCGGAGTTTAGCATATCCATTGCTTGTTTTTCAGTAAAACCCATATTCATTTTGTCTATTATGTTATTCGCATAATTATCAAATGCTTCAACATATTTGTCATCTTGTAAATAATAATAATCAATTCCACCATTTACTCTAAGAAAGTCTTGTTTAGTAATGGGTTGTCTTTTGGATTCCTCGATATATGAACTTTTTTGTATAGTTCGTCCTTCGTGATAAAAATAGGAAACCTCTGAAATGACCTGCTCGTTCAATGATACATTTCCATAATCAAGTATGTCGGAATAAAACATAACATTATCTATCATACCACAAAATCTTCCTATTTCAATATTATTAAATGTAACATAGGGTCGTGTAAATCCTGTATCGTGTGAACCAACATATACATTATCTACAAACAACCTTGATATACCTGATGGATAGAAGTTTACGACTACACAATACCATGTTTCCTTTTCAAGATTAAAAAAGAAACTTGAATCTTCTTCGTTTTCAGGTGTATTCCAATTTAAACCCAATTCAAGTTCTTCTCCATTTGCATTGATTACAACACCTGTTTTATTATTTGTATCGGTTGACCTATTTAACATAATGCCCGAAGATGGGGCACTTTCTTGGTCAAGATAAATCCAAAATGCCATACACGCAGAATTGGTATAAACATCATTCTGTTGAATTACTTTAATATACTCATGTGTATTTGTGGCATCTTCACTTACATTATTTTTTAACTTTACTATATTTCTATACTCACGATCAGAACCACCTGTAAGAAGGTCTCCACCATATATAACTCCATAATTTGGAGTTTCTACCGAATTTATTATTTTTGTTGCCATTTAAGTAATCTTTCTGAGTATATTAACACCATAACCGACCGAGTTCTTTAGTTCACACTCATAACAATCTCCATTGGTTCGTAAAAATCTAATTCGTAACGGACTTTTAAAGTTCCTAGATAATGAAATTGTCATCCCCCCTTGATTGAAATCCGATGTATTTAATGGACATAAATAGTCTGTTTTCAATTGTTGTTCAGTTGATGTATCATCAAAGCAAATCGTTCCATCTTCCGATGATGATATTGTTATACCAAGATTTGTGTAATCCCCAATGTTGTTATCGATTTGTAGTATTGTATTCATCTCACCACAACAATCGATTGGAGTTGGAGTTTGTGTTGGTGTTTGTGTTGGAGTTGGTGTTTGTGTTGGGGTTTGTGTTGGTGTGGGTGTGGGTGTGGGTGTTGGTGTAGGAGTCGGTGTTGGTGTGGGAGTTGGTGTCTGTGTAGGTGTCTGTGTTGGAGTTGGTGTAGGAGTTGGTGTTCTTTCTATTACTGAAAACGGATATACTGAACCGAATGATGTAAATTTTGGTAGTATAACTTCATAACAAACACCATCTACACTTTCGTATCTTAGCAGAATATCTTCTAGTGGGATTGCAGGTAAAGAAAAAGTTAGACCTCCATTTTCAAAATTTGAACTTCCAAATGGACAATTATATGTTACAGGTGTAGTACTTGTACTATTTCTTTTTATTTCACTATAACAAATTTTTCCTTCAGAAGAGGATACTATTGTAATATACCCACCTTCAAGTAAATTTTCATCTTTTTGTATGTTGAACGAGTTGCTTAAATCTTGACAACAATCATATGGAGTTAATGTTTGAGTTGGAGTTGGTGTTGGGGTTGGTGTTGGGGTTTGGGTAGGTGTTGGGGTTTGGGTAGGAGTTGGGGTTGGGGTTGGGGTGGGTGTAGGTGTGGGTGTGGGTGTCTCGGTTTGAGTTGGTGTGGGTGTCGGTGTATATTCTAATGGTGTTGGTGTACTAAGTACAAAAGGTGTTGATGTATCAGTTGGTGTTGGGGTTGGAGTTGGTGTTGGAGTTAAGTCCACCGAATCTGTTTCTTCAAATTTGAAATAGAATTCAGGTTGCTTTGACAATGATAGCATAGATGGATATTGGGGTGGAGTAAGTTGATTAGAAACAGAGATATTTTCTGTTGGTTTATCGTCTATATACCAAAAAGAATCAACTGGTGCATCTATGCTTGGAACTCTTTGTCTTACAACACACGGTTTGTAATCCAATCTTCCGTTTTCATCAACTGTATAACTTGGTGTGTTGGTTGAAGTTTTAGAAAAAATTAAACGTTTACTTCGTCTTCTTACTATTGGTACACCACTATCTATGAATGTTCCTCGTTTTCCTATATCAACCAAATCATAATTTGAAAAATCAGTTATTATTTCGTGCAATACATTATTTTTTATATCGTGATTACCCAAATCATAGTCTATATCAAAGTTTGAAATACTAAAGTTAATATCAGTTGGTAGAGTATATTCGGTTGTATTTTGAAAATCTTCAAATCGTCTAACACCAAATGTAAATTTTGTTTTATACTCAATTTCTTGTATATAATTGGGAAGGTGAATTTTAGAATTTTGTACTGAAATGGTGTCTGCTACCTCCCACGATTTAGTTGTATAATTTAAATTTCTCCAATTAGCATTTTTGTTTTTATTATTTATAGTATTAGTTACCGATATTTTAAGAGGTGGAACAAAGAAATTACTTCTATTGAAGTTATCATTAAATTCAAATTTGTATTTTAAGAAATTGCTTATATCAGAATGAAATATATTAGGTGTTGAATTAATCTCAATCGGACATATATTTGTTTTGACATTTTCATATGAATTTTTGACATATTTGAATGTAAATATTGATGTTTTGTGAATAGTATTTGATCCCGAATCTTTAAAATCTTCAAGAAGAAAATCTTCTCCTAAAAATAGATTTTCGTCGTATGACCAAAATATATCAACAGAGTTCATGTCAATATTTTTTATTAAATTTTTAATTTGATTTTTATTTTCCTCATTATCTTGAATGTCCGTTAGAATTGTTTCTGTGAAGTATTCACTTTTATTTTTAATAAGTGGGTGTGGTTTTACACTATTAAATTCATATCCGATTGTATCGGCATATGCGTTTTTTCTAATTCTATATTTGTAAATAGCAATTGGAAGTTGGGGTCGTTTGAATGCAGTATATGGAAGTTTTTGCGTGTTTGTAGTTTGTAGATTATAAATTGGTTGTCGTTCTCCTACACATCCGTCACATACATTATCAACTATATATCCATATTTCAATTCCTCTGTTTCATTTTCACGGGAACTTGCATTTTTCCATGCGAACGAGTTTTCATCACTTTCATCAAAATTTTGAATATTTGAATTTGTGTTTGAATAACCAACTCGTAAATTGAGTAATCTTTTTTCACAATTTGTTGATGAATTTTCAAGCATCACATAATATGAACCGTCTTCACGTGGATCACCATTTACTACTTTCCAAGATACTGATAAATTATCATAAAAGATAAACCAACCATTTATATTTTTATATAAAGGGTATTCGTTTAAAATATCACTTGTTTTCAAATAAAAACCATCTATGCCGTCATAACGACCTCGTATATTTTTATTTGAAATTGTTATATAAGGTAATATCTTAGATTCATTTAATTTACGGTTTGTAAGTATACAAAAGGTGTCGGTGTTATTTTCGTGGTACTCTCCATATGCAGGTAAAATTAAATTTAAAGATCTTACACTTAATGTCCATGCCAAATTCTTATTACTTATTTGTTGAAACGTGTTAAACAATCGTTTGTTTGGAATTAATACAAAAGAATCACCTGTTGCTACGAAATTTGTTTTTGACTCAATATTAATATCTATGTCGGATTTGTATAGGTCTTCCACTGCAATTGCATCCGACTCGTATATTGATTCGTATATCGGAGCATTTTCAACTGTTGCAAATTGAAAATCAAAATTGTTATTACTTTCATTTAAGGAAGAATCAAATGAATCGGTGATATTACTTGAGTTATTTCGTATCCAACTTTTATTTCTTGTTCTGTCTGCATTACTAATTATCCACTGCCAACCTTCCTTATATATTATCCAATCACCAATTGGTTTTTGTTTGTAAAATATACCCGACGATGATTCTACTTTTTCGTACTTTCCATTTACCTTCTCCACATCTTTAGTAAAACCAGATACAATTATGTCACCTTCGGAATTAAAAACATTTGTATTTTTTGGAAAGTAAAAATCTCCACCCCCACCATTCAGTGTACTAAACTTTGTTGGTCTTTCTTGATTTTTATGTTCGTCGAATATGTACACTAATTTATCGTTTTTAAAATACTCCACTTCTGTCATTCCACTTCCAATTGGGTCAATATTTGACAAAATCCATCTATCAAATAAATTACTATAAAAAATATACCACCAAGTATTTTTATTGTTCGTGTATACTGATTTTCCGTTGTATAATTCATATCCACGAATATATGTTCCGTTTGCCGAAAACATCTTTCCGTGAAACGAAGAAATACTATAACCCGAATATTCTCGTTCGTTTAATATCAAGAAAAAGTTTTCAATTCCACGTTGTGTGTAAGTAAAACTATCATTTGCAAGTTCATTAATTTCAATTTTATAGTTTGTATATTCATCGTTCATATCAAGCATCAATTTACTATCCAACACATCTTCCGAATATATTACTACTTTTTCACTTATTTGACTTTCACTTTTGCTAAATTCACGTATAATACCCTGATCAAAAAATAAAGAATGCTTTCCTCGTATTCCAAAATAAACAAAAACATCTTCACGACTTGCAGTTGATTTTAATATTTCATTAAAATCATCGTAGTTTTTGGGTTGAAATATAAGTTGATCTGATTCAGATTCATTTTCTGACTTGCTCCACCTGCTTTCACAATTATTCAAATGATCCTCACTTTTTCCACTCACTCTTTCATTTTTTATTTCGTCAAGATATCCCACAAAATAAAATTTATTATCATACGATGTGCCGGCATCAGTATATGAGTTTACCAACACCTCAAAGAAACACATCCTCAGTCCATTAGATGTATTTGAAATGTTTTCACTTGCTTCTAATAAAGCATCTTCGTTTATTACTAGGTTTTCGTTTACAAATTCACCTGACAAAATCGAATCTACAAGTTCTTGTCCGTTTGTTCCAACCGACAATGGTAAATTATTAGGTAAAATATAATCTCCAATTACATTTTTAGACAATGGAACGAAACCACTTCCATATTCAACTATTTCAGGTGAATCACTTTTTAGAAAGGGTGCATCAAATCTGTATAATCTTTTTTCAGATAATGTATTCAAAAATTTATTACTATATTTTACTTGATGTCCGTTTAGTGTTCCTGTTTCTTCAAGTAATAAAGTAATATCAAGTAAGTCTACATCTGGTATCTGAGTATTAATTTCATCTAACTGACCCATTTTCCATATAAATGAAATTTCGTTTTTAATATTTATTTGTTTATATTTGTTTAAAAGTTCCTGTGAACAAGCAAGTAACTTTAAATTTCTAATATGGTTTGTTTTAAGTTTTATTTCCGTTGAAATTTTATAGTCTAGCATAAAAGGTTTTTTGACTATATCTTTTATTTTTATATTATACGATGATGAATATAATCCAGACGATTTTCGTTTTCCGTCTTCATAAAAAATATCAAAATCAGATTTTCTAATATGTGACAATACTTGTGTGTTTTCATTAATCTGTATTATGTTTTTATTTTGAGAAGGTTTTGGTATAAAATCGTAATATGAAAAACTTTTAAATATACCTGTTGTATTTTTATTATTTTGTATCACAGGAACTAAATTAGAAGCACGATAACCTAGATTAAAATCAACAATTTTATTAATGCTTAACTCACCACTCGAATTTACTCCGTCTGATGCTATGTATGGGGAGTTACAATCATAATAACTTATTTCGTTGAATATTTTACCAAGAACTACTAAGTTTGATACATATCCTGTGAACAATCTTCCTATGAACTTTCCGTCTTGTACATTTATATGTTCAAAAGAACCATCAAATATTTTTTTATTTTCTTTGGTATATTCGTAAAACTTTCCATCTTGGTTTAAGTCTATGTATCTTCCGTAAAATTCACCATATATTCTACAATTCAGTATTCCTCGTATGTACCCACCCTCGACTCTGTTAATTTCAGAAGAAAATGTATTAATTTGTAAAATTCTATCATTTTTAATATTAGTCGTAACCGTTGCACCATCATCTGCACTTCCGTAAAATGAACTAATCGTAGATGATACTTCCATTGATTGTAGTGGTGTTTTTAAGCAACCACCGTCAAATTCAGTACACATATTTGAAAATAAAACAGGTAGATTGTTTACATCTGCCTTTGCATTATTTTGCTTTTTTTCTTTTATCCAATAATCTGCTTGATCAAATATTTCAGGTTCTTTTAAAAACTCAGGATCCTTGTTAATAAGTATCCAACAATCATACGACTTACTGAAAAATATAAACCAACTCTTTGATTTGTTCTTGAACAGAGGTTTGTTATTTACGTTTTTTGAAGAAAGATATTCACCATTTGCAGAATAAAATCCAATATATTGATCTTGTATTTTTATATTTTTCGTGAATCCTGAAATCGTTAAAACAATTGAATTATATACAAAAGAAATATTCCCTATATTTTTATCAGAATTGTACAAGTGTAAATCCTTTTGGATTTTCTCGACTTTATACTCCTTTCCGTCAATAAAATATGTACCGTTGTTCACGTAAGTACCAAACACACGATCATCAAAATCTAAATCAGGAATTATATTACCAGTAAAATTGTCATTATATGAATTTCCTTTTATTCTATCAATTGACATTCCAGAATCAATAATAAGAATATTTTTGTCTTTGGTTTTAAATCTTGCACGTGTATCTTCGTTTGCAAAGTTTGCTATATTTTTTCTTTGTGTACTTCTTGATCTTAAATTTATTTGCTTTAAATTATGTACATTGTGACTTTTCGTTCCATCTATAATAGTAGTTTCTATTACATTTTCCACTTTGGGTGATTTTATTTTATGTCTTTCTAATATACTCGGTTCTATTAAAAGTCCTGAAATAAGACGTGTTCTTGCTGGTACAAGTTTTTCTACATTTTCAAAAAAAGAAGCATCAACATATGTCTTAAGAATGTTTAAATAAGCCTGCCAATCTATTTTACCAAAACCCTCTTTGTAAAAAACTTTTCTAAATTGCTCAAATTTTTTATATTCGGTTTCGTATAAATCGAGTGGATCACCTATATATTCTCCAATATCAAAATTTCCAAAGAAACGAATTATTTCTCTATTTAAAATGTCCGTTGGACTCATTGTACACAATACGGTGTTATTATCAATTGATACTCTATCAAGTTCTTTTCTTGTTACACTTTTTTTTGGATTGAGAACACCTGTTTTTATTTGAGTTTCGTGTCTAATTTTTGCATTACTAAATGCCTGTGAACCAAAACTTGGCAATTTTGCATATTGTGTTGTTGAACTTCCTTCAAAGTCGTATGGATATTCTGTATTTGTAAAATTATACAATTTTACATATTTCATAGAATCATCGATTGCCGAGTTCTCTATTTGTCCATACCCCAATCCGTCTTTACTACTTATATCAACGGGTAAATCAAAATTAAGTTTAAGAAATAAATTATTTGCAATATTATGTGGATCACCAAGACTATAACCTTGGTCGTAGAATATATGATCATTAAAATTTTCTGAAGTAATCTGTGTTTTATATAATCTAACTTTGTCAATAAGTCCACAGAATAATGATGTTGAATAATTTCCTATACATAAATTATTATCGTCTGTTTCTTTTAGGTCACCACAAAAGTTTTTAAATTCAAAATCTGTTATTTTTGTATTAGTGGTAACATCAAGTACAAGGTTACCATCTATTTGTTTTCTTATACACGTTTCAATAAAGTAAGATGATAATTTGCTTGTATCTTTCACAGTTTGTAATAAAATATGTATAAATTCTTCAGTAAATAAATAAATTGGATTTTCTTGCAATGAAGGTGTATATACTTTGTCAGTTGAAACAAGTGAAGATCCTATATTTTTATACTCAAAATAAAATCGTCCGTATTCATTTTTTTTCTTTTCATCAAACTCTAAGCAAAATCTCCATGTATTTGTCTCCATTAAAATTAAATCTTCAACAAATCCATTATTAAGTTCTCGATCATTTATTATTCTACTAACATATGTTTTATTTAATTTAAAACACATTTCAACACATCTTATATCATTTGAGTTCCATTCTATTTCAAGATACTTTGAAGAATCTATTTTATCATCATCAGGATCAAATTTTAAAGCAAAACTATAAGCATTAAATTCAAACCAATTATCACTTGCAGTTGTGTCATGTGACAATCCTCCATATTCTTTTATACTTAGAAAGTGACTTGGAAGTCCGTAGCACTTCATCAATGCACTAATAGACTTTTCTGTTCCTATGTGTTTTACGATATTAGGTAAATTGTTTAGTATGCGTCTCCATATAATAGACCGTCTTGTTTTTATTAAAGAAGATGTATCCGACACTTCTAAATTTGAATCATCTCCCGAATCATCTTCTCCTGTAAATGAAAGTCCAAGAGATGATAGCATATATTGTACAAGTTTGTTTGGTATTCCACGTTCTTCGTGGTTCGAGGCATTTCGAACTTTTCCCATATTGTCTATAAAAGACACCAATGTATCAAACTGAACACCAACTGAGTTTAGGAAAATAAGAAAATCTTTATTATCCTCATTTCTTGACAGAAACTCAGGTATACTATTTACAAGTGAAGCATCGTTTTTTTCATCATAAGATGAAGCATCTTTTGCCTGAAACAGATACCATTGATATGTTCCTGTTGACGCAAACTCGTCTACATTCTCGGGTAAAATTTCCGGCATTCTTTTTAGTATGCTTTCGGAATTTAAAATATTTTCATATCCCACAGATACAGACTCCCCCATAAAACTTCCACTTGCGTTTGAGTCTATTTTTAATTCAGAGTTTATATAATGTAAATTTGAAATTGTAAACCAGTCGGAATTAATTGTAGTTCTTTGTTTGTTGGAAACAACCCACCTACCGAATGTATCATCGTTGTTTTCGTTGTATACAACCTCATAGAATATATAAAAGTTAGAAATCCTATGTTTAAACTCACGTTGATTATTAAAAAACCCAACAGGTTCATAGACACCATTTGCCCAACCCACAGAACCAAACGTATCTTGATTTTTTTCAATACCACTAACTTGTAGATTATTTGTTCTAGGCCACGTAGTAGAAACCTCCGATATGTATGTTGTGTATGCCAAAGATGTTTGCTCTGTGTCCTCTTCATCTGTCCACAATATCTTAGAAATTATTGGAGTACTGCTATCTGTAAACGCATCATCACTAATTGAAGTTAAACGTACCACTATTTTATTCGCAGTTGAAAACGAAAAATAAGGATTTGTTGTCTGACTTTTGGACACACTTGATTTGTCATGTTTTCGTCTAAACCACTTTCCTATCTCATTGCTTATGTGTGATGACAAAGTATGTGGTTGCATTCCATCGTAAATGCTTATTTCTCCGTGATTAGGAGTTTTTTTAGATGTAAACTTTATTTGGATAGAATCATCATCTGGTAATTGTATCTCAAAACCATATATCTGTGATATGTTTTGATTGCGATTTATTGTATTTTCTTCCTCCGGTTTATTTGTAATACTCGTTAAATTATTAAATTCAATAATTGCAGTTGCGTCATCACTTTTGTTTTCAAAAAACAAATATCTTTCATATCCATCAAGTGAAGTAAGTATTTGTTTTTGCTTTTCTTTTTCTTTTGCAATTTCAAGTGTTCTAAGCAAACGAACTGAGTTTTCAGATATTTTTGCTTCGATATTCCCGATACTTGTTTCGTATTGTAAGTTATATATTTCTTTTTCTATGTTTTTAATTTTGTGCGAAATAACAGAATAGTTTGTTATTTTAAATAGAAAAGAATCTATTCGTGATTTTGCAGAAGAATATTTTACAAAATTATTAAAGTCAGAATAATCGACATTTAAACTTAAATCTGATGTTGCTGATGTATTGAAGTACGCAGCCACATCTCCACTAACATTTTCTATTAGGTCTTCTTGGTTGTATTCTTTTGTGCCACGTGAAGTGCTTACTAATGTTAAATTTGGTTGACGAAGTTTACGGGTCGCAACTTTAGATGTCTTATTTAAAATGGTTGTGTAATATAAATCGTCAGAATAATACAAACCACTTATATAAAATCTAGTATTAATTTCAACATCTTGATCAAGTGGTTTTGCTAATTTTACCACTAATGGGGTGTATGCTGACTCACCCACAACCTCGGTTGATTTTGCATATTTTACAATAGGTATTCCATTTCCGAATCCAAGATTTATTACATTATTTAAAAACCTATCAAATCTTTGTGCATATACTTCATTTACATATTCTATATCATACGAATACATTAATAGTTCACGATAAATAGAAATTGAACTATCTGTTGCGGGTAAAAGACTTAGTGTCGGGTGTTTCGTTATTATATAATTTACTACAAGTAAATATTCCTCATAAAAATCTGTTTGAGAGAATACATTAGTATACTTTGTTAAAATTATATTTCTATACAGTTTTTTGCACTTTCCATAATATTCATTTATATCAATGAATAAATTTTTCTGATTCAAATTCATTGAACTCGAAAGAGACTCAATATTTTGTTCGTAATCTTGTATTTGAAGTTCTAATTCATTTTGAAGATCAGAAGATGAGTAATTTAGTGATTTAACAAAATTTTCTGTTTCATAAAAAATATGAGATACAACAACTCGTCTATTTGAAAAATTCTCAAATTCAAATCCAAGGGCAATATCTTCTGCTTTATTGGAGGTTTTCGATACTTCTGGTATTATTTTAATTTCACTACGACTTGGTGATATTTCCTTAATAATTAAAAACGAACTTGATTCAGAAGAACCAACCACATCATTACGCATTGAAATTCCGACTTTATATGCACTTGGAGCAGTTGCGCCTAATTTCTTGAGTTGATCTGTAAACGATAATATCAATTTATTATCTTTTACCAAATATCGTGAACCGACTACATCTACACTTCCTATTATATTGTCATCATTATAGTCAAAAAAATTAAAATTTACTTTGTTAAAATCTTCACTTCCTTGGATCGTAGACCAATATAACAAATCGTTTGTTGTGGAGTATACCGAAAATTCTACTATATCTTTTGAAGACTTACCAAATGTTCTAATTGAAGGTTCTTCGTTTAATACAATATTAAGTAAACTTTCATCAACTATATACCCACGTTGAAATGGTTCATCATTTTTAATATTAGGTTCTTTAATATATTGTATTAAGGAATTCATTATAAAATTATATTTTAATTTCCAAGAAACGGAAATTGATCAACATCGGACATCGTTCCGTTTTCAATTTGCTCTTGTGATAGTGGAAGAAATGGAAACTTAGGACTAAAATCATCTTTTGATTTACCCTCACCGTTTTGTATTCGTTGACTAATTATTAAGTCTTTTGTTGCAGTATACATTTCAGCTGCTTCTTCTTTAAACTTAACATTTCTTTCCATTTCTTTATCTAATATATTGCTCAGTTCGTCTATCTGTGCTTGTAAAAGTTGCTCTTCTTCTATTCTGTTTTCTTGTTCTTCTTCTATTTCTGAATATAGTGCGTTAACATCATCTTCTTGATCGACTCCCTCTACATCGGTAAATTCCTCAAAATCAATTGAAAAAAAGGTTTCAATTTGCTCTTGCTTTTGTGTAGTTTTTTCTATGGGAACTCCTACAAGATAATCACCCAAATTACTTTCTTGTGTAATTTCATCAAACGAAATGTTAAAATTTCCAGCAGAGTCTACATTGTTATTTAATGTACCACTTTTTAGTAGTTCATCAAGTCCGTCTTTATTAAAATTTTCGTCAGAAATATATTTCGGTAGATTATACATTTTATGATATTATTCTAAAGTTTCTTTTGTCTGCGTGTATTTCTATTTCTTCATCTATTTCTGTTTTTAGAAAAAAGGTATAAAACCTTCCAACTGCAAGACACCCAAAATCAAAATTAAAGTAGTGTCCGTTTGAATCACATGAAATTTTTGTGTATTTACTAAAATCAATTAATACCTCGTCGGTTTCTGCATCACGTACGGAATAGTAAATTCCATGTGTTACAAAGTTTTCTAATGAATATTGTGACTTTGATGCAAATGTTTTTCTTGGTCTTTTACTTCTAACACCAACTCTAATTTTTTTTCGTTCAGTTTGTTTATATTCTTTTTTTATTGTTTTTAAAATCGGCATAAAGTCTTCTGAAATTAATTGGGTTATGTTTGATTTTTTCACCAAAATTTTTTCTACAGGACTTCCAAATGTACCTGTAATATTATTTTCATCAGTGCATTGTTTATTTGTATCTACAACCAAATCAGTATCAATTACTATTGATGCCGATTCGAGTGAAGATGATTCAAGTGAAGATGACTCCAAAGAAGATGATTCGAGTGAAGATGACTCCAAGGAAGATGATTCAAGTGACGATGACTCCAGTGAAGAAGATTCAAGTAATCCAGATTCTATGCTACCTGACTCTAAACTTATTTGTTCAATTGATCCCGAGTCTATTTGTGCTAAGTTGCCTTCTTCTATTTCTTTCATGGAATCAACGCATAAATCTGTTTCACATGATATAGATTTCATGTATACTTGCTCACACGGTTCAAACCTATAATCATCGTATCGTATCTCTAAATGAGGATAGTAAATTGTATTCGTATCTTTTGAAAAAAACTGAATTGATGAGTGTGCATCAATTGATTCCTCTGTAAATTTTAAAAGCAATCCATTGTTTTTTATATCACCGAGCAACCATGATTTTACTATGCTTGTAATATTTACTTTTATATCAGAAAATGCTTCTTTGAAAATAAATTTTAAGTCATCTGTGTCATTTATGTAATATGGAATTTCAGAATGTTCATAATAGTCTCCACCACCAATATAGTTTTTTGTAGTTCCATCGGATTTCCAAAAATTTTTTGCTACATCGGAATATCTCCAACTAGCACCTTTATATGAAAAATTTGTAGATTCTGTGTCATAGTATCTTCCAACTCCCTCGTCCCACGACTTCTTAAGTGGGTGTATACTAATTGAATCTTCAATTGATAACTCGGATGAATTTGCAATTTTTAAGTTTAAGTAAAATTCTGAATTAAGTAGTTTGTTTTTGTTTTTAGTAAAAAGATCATTACTAAATTCAAGTAAAACTCTACTTAACACAAGACCGTCTGTATCTGTGTTTACTTTTTTAATTTCAAGAATTTCGTCAAATCCTGAGTTTAGTTCAAGTAAATTACGGTGTTTGTATAAAGTTGTGTCTTTGTTTGGATATATAAAATAAATCATATTACTCTTCCTGTTATATCACGGGACGGATACTTGAGTTCAAATATAGATGGGTCTTTTGATGGATAAATTGTTTTGTTTAATGTCGCAGACTCTATATCATATTCATTTTCAGAATAATTTCCATCATTTATATTTAAATTTTTAATTTCTAGTTTTGTAACATTTTTTACACCTGCCACCTTTGACATTTCTACTTCAAGTGTTCCCACATCAATTGGTTGGGAAATTTGCCACTTATCTATATTAAAAAACTCTGCTATAATTTCATTTAAAGAAAAAAGTATTTCTTTTTTATTAAAATTCATATATGATGTTACTTCGTAGTTAACTCCTATGTTAATGATGAAAGCATTTGTCATATTAATACCATCTGTTAGCATTCTATAATTTGACAAATATTTACTTAGGTTTCTATAAACAAGTTCGTTTGGAGTAATTAATTTCTTATTTTCGTCAAAACTTAAAACATACAAATTTACTGCGAATGGATTATTAATTTCTCCGTAAACTCTATTTAATTCTTCGGGTTGTACGTCTTGTTCAAGAGAGTATGAGTTTTTTACAACATCTGTTTGTGCGAATGAATCCAGTGATCCATCTTTACTAACAAATGCCTTTGCGATACTTCCAAGTCGTGGTGGCATACTATATGCTCTTATTACATAGTCCTCACGTGTGACTGCACGATTTTGTGAAGAAAAACTAGAAAGTCCTTTGATTCGTATTTCATCTATTGATTCTTCACCACGACCACCGAGTGCAGGATCAGGATTGTTAACACCAACTGTATTTTTTATTGTTTCTAATACACCTTCTTCTCCATCAGATAAAAATGCGTTAGTTTCATTATATTTTATTTGAGTAATTGTTGTGAGTGAGTTGGATTTCAAATTAGATTCTACTCCACCACCTGCGTAATACTCAATTGTTAATGTAGTATTTGCAGGTGCTTCTCCATATGTGTCAGATTTTAAAAAGTTGGCGGGGTCGTAAGAAGACTCAAAGTTTTTAGTTGCCTTTAAAGAAGAACCTACTGTATTCAGTGAAGGTATAACAATTTCTTCATCTATTTTATCTTTACCTGCACCAAATTCTAAAGTTGTTGTATTATCACTATTAACAAATGAAGAAAACCTCTTTGAAGTTTTAATGTACCTTAACAAATAAGGAACTGTTAGTGATAAGTTACTTGTGTTTGGACTTGTTTTATCTGTATTTGGTTCTTCGATCAATATTGTATCTTGTGATAAATAATCGACTTCATAGTATTTGTTTCCACTTGAGTCTATAACTGAAATTATTTCAAGAACATCTGTGTCTGGTAATTCTACTTGGAAAAATTCGTTTGCTTCTCCAACGGTTACAGTAAATGTTTTTCTTGTTCCTGCTGATGCCATTACCTTTTTATTTAATAAGTAGAATTGAGGTTGACCAAGTTGATCTCTTTGAAAAACACTTATTTCGGTTGGAGAACTTGGTTCATCCATTCCGAAGTTTATTGGTTCTGTTGTTCTAAAAATTGTTGAAGAACCACCACTAGATACTATCTCCATGCCTTCATCTATATTAAGTGCGAACTTAATATCTGGTTCTACCGTTCCGTCTTCTGCTATTTTTGATGGAACTAACTGAAATACGTCAAGAGTGGTTGTCGCCGCAACACTTGCTTTTGGTTTATATCCAAGATAATTTGCTAATGTAATTACATTTTTTCTTTCACTTGCATATTGCAAAAAACCTTCTTTAAATTGATAATCAATATAATAAGACAACACATCACCAACATAACTTACAAGGTCAACAAACATCATACCTGTTGAATTTTCACTAAAATCTTTGTATGTTTTTGAATAGTATGTTTTGATATAATCAATTAAATTAGTTTTAAAACTATCAAAGTCTTTGCTTAAATAGTTTATTTCTTTTTTTCCGTCTTGAATAGTATTTAGATTATCCATTTTTCTATCCTGCGTCTATTGATAGTGATAGTTCGTTTTCTGTGTTTGGTACACTTGCTATCATATATTTAATATTTAAATCTACCCTATGTGGGTCTTTATCTACATCAGACGAAACATCTACCGAAATTACCTCTATATCAGGCATCCAATTAGCAGTAGTATCTTTTATTTCATCTAGAAAAATTTTATCAACATATTCTGTTATATTTGGGTCAAATAATAATGCACGTAAATTACTTCCATATTCCGGCATCATAGGTCGTTCTCCTTTCGCAGTCATTAAAAGCATCATAAGATTATACTTTGATCTTTCAATCACAGAATAAGTTTGAGCAAAAAATCCATCGTTTTCACCACGTGTATAAGGAATTGATATTCCAACAGGTACTTTCAAGTTTTCGTACACTTATTATGATCCCTTCTTTTTATCTATCGCAGTCAGTAGTTCAGAATAATCACGGGTTAATGCATTAGAGATACTTTCGGGCAATTCGTTTAAACTAAGTTTATTTCCATTAAAGTCAGTTTGTGTAGAGGTATCTGTGGATGAAACTAATTGACCCTCTTGTGGTATACCACCCACAGTTGCTCTTAGTGCTTCATTTAATTTTTCATTTCTAGAATATAATTTACCTGAATCAGATTGTTTAGTTTTTTTAATTTTTGCTTCGGTTTTTTCAACACTCATACTTGTCGTTTTATTTTGTGTTTTTATTTCCGACAACAACTCAGGTAGAGTGGTTTTTAATTCCTCTCTAACTGCTAATTTTATTATTGATATTAATTCACTCTTTTTCATAACATAACTTTCATATAATATATATTTATTTATTTACTTATTTATCCATCTATAAATACTCTTGTACTTAATAATGTTGGCAATCTTGAACGTAAAGATGCTAAACTTCCTTGTTGTGCAGGTCTTGATGTGGTTATATAAGGGTCGTGGTGAACATGACTTGACAACCACCCACACAATGCACTTAACCAATCTACAGTATTATTTCCTTTTAAAACCGGATGCCTTCTTGTTATATATGCCCCCAGATGAATGGTAGGTGATATTACGGAAGTGTGTGTTTTTGTTTCTGTAACAAATCTATCTATACAATTCATTGTGATTTCATCGTCAGTTGCAACAAAAAACTTTTTCTTTGCATAAATACCTGTTTCCTGCGTCTTTGATGAAATCAAGATTCGTTCAGAGTTAATTATAATTTGATTACCTGTAAGTGCTGGAAGTTGTTTTCCAAAAATTACTTTTGCTTCTGATGCTTCTTTTAGAACTTGCTTTTCTAGTTTACTCAAATTTGAGTTTAAATTTTCTTTTTTTGCTTGCTTTGCTTGGTTAATTGAACTGTTTACTTTTTCTGTATCTTTAAGTGTTTCCAAATCCTCAGGATGTAATAATGATACTGCGTTCATGTCGGCATTTTCAATTGGTGTTCCTTTAAGAGAATCACGTGTAATTGTTTCACCAGTGTGGAATGACTTTACTTCATCTGGATCTTGTGGGGCTGCTTTTACATTATTTGGTTTAGTTGTTTGCGTCTTTTTTGATTTTACTCCATCACTTACTCCATCATCATCTTTTCTTTTTGTGTCACTTATTTTTTTATCAGTCTCTTTTTTACTTTTGGCATTTGATTCTTTTGATTTATTATCTGAATCTGTATTGTATTTTACTCCGTCGTTATCAGTTTCATACGATACACCTCCTTTTTGACTTTCTTTATTTGGATTTTTTATTTCAGTTTTCTCGGAAGTTGTTACACTTGAGGATTCTTTTATTACTTCTTGTTTTCCACTTGGATTTGTAATCTTTGTTCCAGGTGTTGC